GCGCTTGCCAGCAGACTGCCTTCTGTCAACAGACTGGTTTGAGTTTTGCAAACAGGAACGGCCAGACCTTGTGCCCCGGCAGGTGTTCGACGAGTTCAGGGACTACTGGATTGCACAGCCTGGCCAGAAGGGCGTCAAGACCGACTGGAACGCAACCTGGCGAAACTGGGTGAGAAGGCAGAACCAGGCCCGGACGGCTGGCCGCACTGAGCACAAGCACGCGGCAGCAGCTCGGGCGATCTTTGATGGGGTGTTCGACAATGAATAACCTCGCCACCCTTGCACAGCAGGCCATCCAGCACGCTGGCCAACAACCCGCGCCCAAAGGCGACAACCCGACGATCCGCAAGCTGTTTTTGATCTTGCATGGGTCTTACGGCAGCCTGTTCACCACCAAGTTTTCCACAGGTGAGCGCGACGCCAACGGCAAGGACAAGGGCATCCGGGCTGCGATGCTGGTCTGGGAATCTGCCCTGGCCAAGTATTCACCGGACACGATCGAGACGGCCGCCAAGCGCCTGGCCGACGAGTGCCCAGACTTTCCGCCAAACCTGCCGCAGTTCGAGGCGATCTGCCGGGCGGTGATGCCGCGGCAAACTTTCACGGATGAACAGCCGCGGCGACTTCCACCGCCAGAAGCCAAGCCGATCGGCCCGATCGAATTTCAGGCCATGAACGATGGCCGAGACTGGGCGCGAAAGATTTTGGCCAGGCAGGCTGCTGGACACAGAATCAGCCTCGGAAGCATTGAGCTGGCCAGGAAAGCGCTCAGAATCCAGGAGGGCGAATGACATGCACAGCCTGCCAAGCCCACGCGCAGAACCCGCTGTCCGGCCAGTATCACTTTGGGTGCCTGTCGTGCTGCACTCGGCTGGTGCTGAGCACCAGGCCGAACAAACAGGCGGCAGCCGGGATGCTGGCTGCCATCGAGAGGTTCCCGCAGAATCCTGGCCGGGAGCGCATCTTGGAATCCGTCCGCCAGGCATTGACGAAACACCCCTCAGCCTCGACGAGTGCTGGATCGCAGTCCGGGAGTGCTTGAAATGACCGAACGCCAACGATTCACGCTCTGGGAGCCGGTGCAATCCCACAAAGTCCTGACCCAACAGATCTGGCCGCTGCTGAAATCCCTGCTGATGGCTGGCCACCGCATGGTGGTGGAGATCAAGCCAGAAAGCCGCACACTCGCACAAAATGCGCGTTTGTGGGCGATGTTGACCGATGTGGCCAAGCAGGTCGACTGGTATGGCCGCAAGCTGAGCGCCGAGGAATGGAAACACGTGATGACCGCCTCGATGACCAAGCAGGACGTCGTGCCTGGCATCGATGGCGGCTTTGTGGTGCTCGGCAAGTCCACCAGCAAGATGACCAAGCCCGAGATGAGCGAGCTGCAGGACTTGATCGAGGCCTTCGGTGCGCAGCAGGGCGTGCGCTTCACCGCGCCCGAGTACGTTGACCCAGAGACCGGAGAGATCACATGAAATTTACAGAGGCAGACAAGGCAGGCATTTGGGCTTTGACTTGGCTCGGACTCGCTGGCATCGGCGCATGGTTCACGATCGCTGCGATTGTCTGGGTGCACATCAAAAGGTGGTTTTTATGAACCGAGAAGACATCGTCCGCATGGCGCGGGAGGCTGGGATGGTCAAAACCATTGACTGCTGCAGTGTGCCGAACAAGTTTTGCGGACAAGACCAGTGGAAAGGCGACATTAATGCCTTCGCCGTCCTTGTCGCCGCAGCAGAGCGCGAGGCGTGCGCTAAGGCAGCGGAGGATTTTTTTACAAGAGGTCGTAGCCCATTTGGTCGCAGCGTTGCATCCGCCATTCGCGCAAGGAACAACACATGACCTACCGACCGACCATGTTTGAAATCGCAAACGGCGACGCCATCGCTTTGGACATCAGCCTTGACCCTGAAAGCAAAATCGGCCACACGCTGTTTTTCAAGATCGAGCAGGATGGCCACGAGATTGTTTTGTCGCTTGAGACGCTGGAAAACCTGCACGAAGCGGCCAAAGAGCTGCTCCGTGGCTACCGTGAAGTGAGAATGAATCATGACCTTTGACGAGTGGTTTCGAACCTACCCGCTGCCTGCCGAGATCGACGGAATGGACGAGACCGACCGCATGCAGTGGACGTGGGCCTTGCTTTCTGCTTACAAAACTGGGATTCAGACTGAACGCGAGTCGTGTGCAAAACATTTTGACGACAGCGACACGATGATCTACCGCAGTGAAGTTGCTGCCGCCATCCGAGCAAGGAGCAATGCGGAATGACCACAATTGCAGAACGCAAGCACATGAGCCGCGTGGCCGAGCTTGGCTGCGCTGTGTGCCACCGCCTTGGCTACGGCGCAACACCGGCCGAGCTGCACCACCCCAGGCACGGAACAGGCATGGGTCAGCGTGCCAAGCACATGGACGTCATTCCCCTGTGCCCGGAACATCATCGAGGCAACACCGGCGTGCACGGTCTGGGCACCAAGGGCTTTGCCAAGCACTACGGATTCACCGAGGCCGACCTTCTGGCCGAAACACTGGAGCGACTGAAATGACAGACATCAACGCAACGCTGGCCGAGCGCGGCAACAGGTATGGGGCCTTTGATGGCCATGCCGAAATTGCACAGCAGCTCAAGGCAACTGTTCGCGTCTTTGAGGCAAAACGAGGGTGCGACCTTGCCCCTGACCAGCGGGAGGCCCTGGAAATGATTATGCACAAGGTGGCCAGAATCCTGAACGGCGACCCGAACTATGCTGACAACTGGATCGACATCGCAGGCTACGCCACCCTGGTGGCCGAGCGGCTGGAAGGCGAAAATGGAGCAGCTTGAAACCCTGTGGCCCGTCCTGCTGACCATTGCACTTGTTGCACTTGGCCAGTGGTGGGCTGTCCTGGCGCTGTATGCCTGGCTGATCTGGACGAGGTGGAAATGATCATCAAGCTGCCCTGGCCACCCACCGGCCTCAGCCCCAACGCCAGAAACCACTGGGCCAAGACCGCCAAGCTCAAAAAGCAGTACCGCGAGGCCTGTTTCTGGCAGGCCATGGAGCAAGGCGCACGCCCGATCCAGTCCGCCAGCCTGCACCTGACCCTGACGTTCTACCCGCCAACCCGCAGGCAGTACGACCTGGACAACGCCTTGGCACGCATGAAAGCCGGGCTCGATGGCCTGGCAGACGTGCTCAAGGTAGACGACAAACACTGGACGCTGACCATCCGCAAGGGAGAGACGGTCGGCGGGTTTGTTGAGGTGGTTATTGACACGCCATAAAGTTTTGTGGTTAAAATTACAGCGCTAGGTGTGGAAGCCGCAGCAAATTGAGCCGTTAAGCCTGATCCCGACCCCGAATGGGGTAGCCTGAGTCCACGAGACTTGGGTTCTTCCACCGGGGTCAGACTTAACGGCTTTTTTGTTTCAGAAATAGATGACTCGTAGCCAGCCGAAAGGCAGTCAGTTTAGGTCTGATGGCTCGCAGTGTAAGTCGAGAAGTCATCCGGCAGGGGGGCCGTTTACATACCCCACTCTTCACACCCAGCCGTACTCCGCACGATAGCAGTGGGCCGCAAGTGGGGCCGCTCGGAAGGAAACCGCGACACGGTATGCCTAAAGGCTAGGGGGCAGTTCCCGAATAACCCGTGCGGCTGGTCGAATCATCAAGCCGAGGGGCAAACGGTATTCAGTCCGTTGCATGATGATCCTGCATTGCAGGGGTGGAACCTTCCCTCTCTACTCTTTGGGGTAGGGGGGTCTTTGGGTGGAATTTATTGAAAGTCACCAATGAGCAACCCGTTTGAAATACTTGAACCGACCTGCATCAGCTTTTCAGGAGGTCGAACCAGTGCATTTATGCTCTACAAGGTGCTGGAAACAAACAGCGGGAAACTGCCAGACGACTGCGTGGTGTGCTTTGCCAACACTGGCAAAGAGGATGAAGCGACACTGAAATTTGTCCATGACTGCCAAACGAATTGGAATGTGCCTATTGTTTGGCTTGAATATAAGGATGCCAAAGAATCGAAGGACAGATTCAAAATTGTCACTTTTGAGACAGCATCAAGAGATGGGGAGCCATTTGAGGCTGTGATTCGCAAAAAGTCATATTTACCAAACCCTGTGACTCGGTTTTGCACTATCGAAATGAAGATCAGGACAATTGCAAATTACCTGTTTTCGATTGGAATGTGTGAGAACCGAAGCCAAGGCGAATATATGAGCTGGGTTGGAATTCGGGCAGATGAACCAAGACGCGCAGCAAAAATCCAAAGAGACAGAACGCCACTTGTGACTGCTGGAATCACCAAAGAAATGGTCGGTGAGTTTTGGAAAAACCAGCCTTTTGACTTGGAATTGCCAAACATCAATGGAGTGACATACCACGGCAACTGTGATTTGTGCTTTCTGAAGGGTTCTAACCAAACCATGAGCTTGATTCAAGAAAAGCCAGAACGAGCAATATGGTGGGCAAAAATGGAGGCCTTGGCCTTGGCAAGCAAGCCTGATGGTGCGCGTTTTCGAAAAGACCGGCCAAGCTATGCCGAGATGATGAAGTTTGCGACAGACCAGTCGGACTTCTTTGGGGGTGACGAGACGATTCCTTGCTTTTGTGGTGATTGATTTGCAACAAAATATTGCAGTGGCGTACAATCAAACTACCAAGAGGAGAACCCCGTGAAAACCCTATTCACAATCGCCATGCTGCTGTCATTCGCAGTCGAAGCCAACACCGTCACACGCTGTGTCCGAAACTATGACGGCAGCGTCACCTGCACCACGTACCAGTCTGGCGGGAAGTTCTGATGGCCACAAAGAAGGCGGCAAAGCCTGAAAAGACAGCCAAGCCAGAGCGAGACAAGGACGCCATCTGCCAATCCGTCCTGCAATGGATGAGAGACGGCATGAGCGCTTTCAAGGCTTGCCAAGCTGCTGGAGTTCCGCAAAGCACGTTTAATCGATGGGTGGATGCTGACGCGAAACTTGCGGAAGACTACGCGCACGCGAGGGAAGACCTGATCGAGCGCATGGCGAATGAGGTGCTGGAGCTGGCAGACAGCGAAGTTCCCGAGACTGGAGACGGAAAGCGCGACTGGCAGGCCATCCAGCAGCGCAAACTGCAAGTGGACAGCCGCAAATGGCTGCTTTCCAAGCTGGCCCCGAAAAAGTATGGCGACCGGCTGGAGTTGGCAGGCGACAAGGAAAACCCGCTGCAAGTGCAGACCATCGACGCCTCGAAGTTGTCCACGGACGTGCTGGCGCAGATCATGGCTGCAAAAGACAATGCAACTGACGGAAGCTGACCTTCTGGCCGTCGAGCGCGAGCTTTGCCGCAGGTCGCTGGCCGAGTTTGCCAAGCGTGCCTGGCGCGTGCTTGAACCGGCTGCCGAGCTGAAGTGGGGTTGGGCGCTCGATGCCATCTGCCTTCACCTGGAGGCCGTGACCAAGGGCGAGATCAACCGCCTGCTGATGAACGTGCCACCCGGCTCCATGAAGTCCCTGCTGACCGGCGTGATCTGGCCAGCCTGGGAGTGGGGTCCTCGGGATATGCCAGAGATGCGCTTTGTCGGCACAGCCCACGAAGAGCAGCTGGCCATCCGGGACAGCCGACGCTGCCGCGACCTGATCAAGTCCGACTGGTTCCAGAAGCTCTGGCCGATCGAGCTGCTGGCCGATCTGGACGGAAAGCGCGAGTTCGGGAATACCCGCAAAGGCGTGCGCCAGGCCCGAGCCTTCACCAGCATGACCGGCGTGCGTGGCGACCGCGTCATCTTGGACGACCCGATCAGCGCCGACAACGCCAACAGCCAGGCCAAGCTGGAGGCGGCCAAGATCGCCTTCACCGAGACGCTGCCGACCCGCGTCAACTCCGACAAGTCGGCCATCGTGGTCATCATGCAGCGCCTGAACGAGAAGGACATCTCCGGCGTCATCAAGGACATGGGCCTGCCTTATGTGCACCTGTGCATCCCGATGCGCTTCGAGCCTGAGCACCGCTGCACCAC